CATCCCGCAAGGCTTGGCGATACGTTGCCCATGATGCGGCATTGACAGGAGCATCAGGAACTTGCGTCCAATCTGATTGCTGCAAAAGCAAATCCCTTTGCTCTCTAGCAATAATATCTTGTGATGGTCCCGCGATTTCTACCACAGGAAACTGAATGCTTTCTAAATCATCAACCTCAACAGCATAATGACCATCCATCAAGGCATTATTAACGTCCCCAAAAGTAGCCATCTTTTGAACAAGAACATTATCGCTGTTATATATGGCATAAAATCTTTTAATCATTTTGCCAGCAACCTCGTAAACATTTGCCCTGTTACAGTGCCACTTCTTCCTAATAGAGTGCCGCTAGAATTATAAATACTATACCCTATACGACATCTAAACGTTGTAGTTGCTTTAGTTACATTTGGTGTAAATGTCACACTGCCAGAAACCGTTTGATTTGCTAATAAGGAAGAATTATCTTTTGAAACTTGAGCAGAAAAAACTGGCCCTATATCAAAGTAGGTTGTACTGAACCAATTAGCCTGAATTTGGAGCCTAACTTCCGTAATCCCGCCTACTGTCATAGTGTTGTTAGAAAGCACAAAAGTAAAAAAACATTCAGTGGCAATATTTGCTAGGGTGGGCGATGAAACACTTGTTATAGTCGTATTCGGAAGAGCCTGAAGTGCTGTAAAAGAAGTGCTTCCAAGGTTCACAAAATTATACTCAGAAACAGCATTATTACCAATTTTAATGCGTTCAACAGCCAAATCAGCAATTTTGGCGCTAGAAATAACCGCATTATTCATTTGTGCAGAGTCAGTAATAATCCCAGAGGTAGCAAGCAAGCCGCCTGTGATTGTATTCGCAACAATCTTATCGCCCGTGATCGTTGCGCTGGTAATATCACCGCCATCTGCTGCCGCTAAAGTAAGCGCCCACGCGCTGCCGTTCCATTGATATAGCTTTCCATCAGTTGTGAGAAATACTTGCTGCCCTGTAAAATCACCTGAAGCTGGCAAAGAAGAAACTGGTGCAATAATATCTAGGTTTTGGTCAATAAATAGCTGCCGAACTCCATTCTCAAAGTCAGCATTGTCAATATATTCCGTTGTGGCAAATGTGCCTGATGAAAAACCCGATTTATTGCCACTAAAATCAACCGCTTTTAAATAATAGTATTTCGTTTCATTTAAACCTAAATTTGTCCTTACAAAACGATTGCCAGCAGATGTTCCCACAACAGTTGCCCCGACTGTCGTCGCTGTAGTATTCTCATAGATTTCAACATAATTTAAATCAGCATCCGCTGGGTTTGTCCAAGATAGCGTAATGTATTTATAGCCACCCGCTGCGGATAGGGATGTAGGCGCACTTGGGGCTGTTGTGTCGCCCCCAGATGTTGCTGTAGCAGAAGAATAATCGCCTCTATATCCAGTTATTGAGACACTACGAACCCGCGCTGTATATTCTACACCATCAATGACAGGCGACAGAAGGGCAGAAGTCGTATCGCTTATAAATGTTGTTCTGTTCGCACTGCTTGTCTGCCCCCATTCAATTTCATAATAACTGACAAAAGCATTGGTTGGCGCAGTCCAGCTTGCCAATAAGCTATTAACAACAGAACCATCTCCCTGCACCTCAGAACCGCCATCCGCTAATGTAAGGCCCGTAATAGCTGTTCCAGCACTAATACTTGGCAAGGTGGTATTGTTGCTTATGATTGCGCTCTCTTCAGCATTCCAATCAAATGCTGCTGAAGAAGTTTCTCTAAGCGTAAGATTTACACGCAAATCTCCAGCGTCTTGATTTGCCGCAAACCTCCACCCGATAACTTCAAACTCCTTTGCAGAGAAGCCATATCTTGAATTTGTGAAAGCAATAATATCGCCAACTTCGATTTCTAACGCCTCTAAGCTAAAATCAGCACTAAGCGTCATTTGCTCACGACCCCTGAAAAGCGTCAATTTAGCAAGACGCTGGGCCATTGCTGCGCTTGTTGTAAATGGCAGCCTAAGATCAAGAAGCGCTTCTTCGCCATTGTCCTCAGTGACAAAGGTAGAGCTAGTTATTTCTGGATAATCCGCAGTAATCCAATCTTGGCTTGCGTCATTAAAGGTGCCTCTGACAGTGTTAAAATTGTCCCGCATGGAAATGCGCGTTTCCAAGTTTATAGGGCCACGCAAATCATCCAGCGTTAGCGTTTTAACAGGCGAAGAATAAGCCCCTGCCTTCAGCTTCCAATAACCTGATCCCCAAAACAATGTGCCAGCGCATGATGTTACCATGTCACCCAAAACATCACCAATCGGACGACTAGCATTCACAATACCATTCATTTCGTATCGTTTTTCCGTACCGCCGCCCGATAAGGTTACATTCTCATCACATTCATTCGCAGCAGCAGAAAAAGAAACGTCATCTATTGAGCTATCGTCTAAGCCATACGATGCGGTAAGGAAATCACGAATACACAAAGCAGCATTGGCGCTATAAACTGTTGTGCTGCTTCTAGGGTCATAAACCTTTTTACCTTCCACAATAGCAGTAATGGTAGGTATGCCATTGGCAAAAACCTCTTGGTCATATTCATACCTTACATAAAGATATGCTATGCCTAATCCCTTAAATGTGCTTGTTGCACTTGTTTCAGATACCAAATCTGTGTCGGCAGTAGTTTGTGATCCATCATGTCTTTTGATGCGTATTTTACTTTGATAATTGATTTGCTCTGCGCCCGTGCCAGCAGTAGTAACAAAGTTTCCACTAAATGAAGCTACTTGGTCATTTATATAAATATTGCCTATTGAATTAACTTCATGCCCAGCCAGCACAATGATCTGATGCAGATATGTGTTATTTGTTCCAGTGGTTTCGTAGAAAGTAATAATCCCACCTTTACGAACCTTGCCATAAACAAAATCTTGTGCAGCAACCCCATTTTTCTGATTGACAAGAATACCAGCAGAAGTTTGCCCCGCGATAACATCAAAATCTGGCTTTGGGGTTAAGGCATTTATTGCCCATGATGTAACAGCAGATATAGCAACAACAGAAGCAACATAAACCGCGCCATAAGCCAATGCAGCACCTGCACCAGCCGCAGCAGCAGCGCCGAATGTTCCAAAACCAGTTACAAGAGCAGCAACCGCTGCTGGTTGTCTCGGAACATTTTCCCAATCATTAAAGCTCTTTACTGTTAAATCACCTAGCTTGTATCTGCTCATGCTTCTTTAACCCATGCTTGGTGAATATAATCTAACGGCAAATATAGCATACCTTCCCTTGATAAAAAAACAGCTTTTGTGCCTGTGCATATACCTAAAGCAACGCCTATCAACCATCTTTGAGATTGTTTGGTCGTAACCAGTGCGCCTAAAGGCGGAACATGATCTACTTTATTTAAACGATCATCAATTTTATTGGGTAATTGCCTAATAGAAAATCCAAACTCTTTTTCTAATTCCTTGCGATTTAAAGTTCGTGAACCTTCCATATACCTACCAAGCCAATCATCAGCCCAGCCTTCACCATACATTGCTCTGAAGGCATTATTAGTAAACGTCAGACAATCATGCTTGCCCCACTCAAAAGACTTATCTTTAACCGATTTAAGATAGTCGTTTAAGCTCTCTCTCTGCCCCATATCACTTCTTTGTCCTGTAAATCTGCAACATAAGAAAAGAATGTATCGCCAGAATGTCTCGCCGCATGATTTTCTTCACTATATCTGCGATTGCTGGCCTTCTCCAATCTTATTAATTTGCTTTCAACGCTAAGAGATATTGTGCTTGTTTCGCCACTATCCTCAATCGTCATCGTATTCATAAAGCCGCTAAAAACCTCAATGGGAGTAGAGGTATCAGTCGTACCAAAGTAAACTTTGCAACTACGCCTTTGATAGCTTTCTGATAACGCCAAAGTGACTAGCGTTGATGGAACGCCAGACAAAGATAATGTTATATTTTTGGCTGATAAGTCACTTGCCTCTTCCAAGCCACTTATGCTCAAAAGACTGCCCCCACCCGTATAGGTGTTGCTGGATATTGTTAAATCACCGTAACCCGTCCACAAGCGTATAGCACCGCTATCAAAATTAAGCTCAACCGCATAGTAAGGGTACACTTCTGGCTGGCTAAGTGCTGTGAGCAAAGCTGATGGTATTGTGCGGCTCATATCGCTTCTATCGCTCCAAATGATATGCCATATATGGATGCTTCATTTATACTGTATGCTTGCTCATTGCTGGCAAGCCTGAAAATGCCCTGTGTGCTCTCTACAATTACGGAAGCATTATCGGCTATGGTTGTGCGAACATTGGGCCAAACGTCAACTGTGGCGCTCCCTGTGCCGTCTGTGTCTACATCAGCAAGGACTTTGAAAAGCTGGCGACTGGTGCCAGTTCCTATTTGCAGATAATCACCCGCCTTTAGATAATCAGTCTGGCTTGTGGGTGCGCCATCTATATCTATCGTATCACCAGACGAAACCGCGCCATCAACTAATATCCCGTCTGAATTTCTTGCAGAGCCTAGTGGCGTAGTAGCTAAAGGATCGCCAAGATAAAACGTGCCAAGCTGACCCTTTAGCGAAATCAGCCATGCAACCCATTGCTCCGCGTCTGATCTCTTCATTGCTGGTAAGGAAATATCAGCTTGCCAAGCCTTGCCAGTGTAAGCATGAACTTGCCCAGCAAAGGTAAATGGAGATCGGCTATACGCCACGGCATTCATTGCTCGTAATTCTATAGAGGCTATGCCCGTATGCGTTGGAAGCGTTAAAGGATAAGTAATCGCCATTATGCAAACGCCCTTCCATATGATCCACCGCGCCTCTTGGCGTCCGATACAGCAGCTTTTGCGCTATCTGCTATCTGAGGCATAAGCTGCCTTATTTCGGCCCTTACGGTTTGCTGTACGCCTGTAGAAATGTTAATAACCTGATTAACCACAACACCGCCACCGCCAAGCTGGTTATTCGGTATCACGGTTCCACTGCGATTTGGCACTATAAGCTCTGGGCCACGCTCTCCGACAAGATAAGGGGAGCCAGCTTTAACTGGGCCGCCTTTTGCTCGCCTATCAAGTGGTGGTCGGCTACTTCCACCCCCAAGACCAAAGGCACTGCTGCCGCCGAATAGAGATATAGCGTCACTTATAAATCCAGTGATTTGCTTGACAACAAACACCCTATAAAGCTCTGCAATAATATCCGCTGCCATTGTCCTAAACGCATCTTTGACAGACATTGTGCCACGCACAGCAGACATCATGGCATTCTCGAATGATGACCCAATGCTGTTACTCAAGTCAATTATTCTTTGCATTTCTGGGCTAATCTCTTGTCTTAATGAACTTGTGAACTTTTTAGCTGCTCTTAAAGCTTCTGCATCTGCCTTTTCCTTTTCTTTTCGCTCCTTTTCCCTCAACTTCATCAAGTTGATTGATAACTGCACTCGCGGATCATTATCATATAGTTCTTGGAATGTCGGCCCACCTCTGCCGCCTCTGCCACCCAAAACTCCATTTTGCGCGGCTTGAGCCTCTTTTTCACCCAATATCCGGCTTGCATAATATTCTGCATAGGCTTGTCGAACCCTTGCGGCATTTGCTATGCCTTGCTGTGTTGTTTCGCCCATAATTCGCAACTGGTCTGCATGGGTTTTCTGAACGGCTTTAGTTTCCTCACGCGCAGCAACAGTAGCAGCAGCAACGCGAGAATTATAATATTGGTCATACCCATCTCGTATATTTTCAACAGCTTGCAATTGATCGCCGATAATACTTGCATGTCCAAGCTCAATTGCGTTCATTTGTTCAGATATACGAAGCGCCTTATCTTTGGCGACAATTTGCTCATCATAACGATC